GGCAAAGGGGACCGCGCGGCGGTAGGGGCGTGGCCGGGTCGCCCCTACGTGTCGCTGTAAGCGGACACATGATCTGCGAAGAAACGACACATGATCTGCGAAGAAACGTGTAGGGAAGTTTGGACGGCGGATGCTGGGGTCAGAACAGCTCGCGGAAGGTGACTGGGCCCCAGCTCCAGTTGTCGTCTGCTAGGTGGTTGATGCTGCCGGGGTCCACGAAAAATCCGTATAGGGCAGTGCGGTGCAGGATGCGTCGAGACTCACCGTCATCGTCCTTGGCGTAGCGCGGGAACAATACACAGTGGGTCGTAGTGCCCAGCCGCTGGATGATCTCCTGAACATCGGGCGTGACTGGTGGTAACTCCATGAACGACTGGCCAAACGTCCCTGGCCAGTCGAGAGGGCCGAACGAGCCGCGAAATTCGCGGACGATCTGCCGCAGCAGAGGATACCCCTGACCACCGTTCGACACCACCATCGCGCCTGGGTCCACGGGCCGAATCGACCATCCAGTATCCAGCCCGACAGGATGCACCCACACTGGGCCGACCCACAGCGCACCGACGCCGAAATTGACCAGAGTGTTGAAATCCGCTGCACCGAAGGCGACGGTGACTTTGACTTTTGCTGCTACTGAGGTGCCGCCTACGATCGGCAGGACCAGCCAAATATGACGCGGGAACGTTGCCCCAAGAAAATCCTGCACGCCAAACACGTGGTTGCCGATGTTCGATCCGCCGGTGTTGAACAACGATACCGTAATCGAGCTGACCTCCAATCCAACTCGATTATCGTGGGTAACATTGAGCAGCCCAACAACGTCGATATGCGGAGTTGTCGAGGCGGTGAACCCAGCCTCCCAGATAACGTCGAACGACCCTTGTCCAGCGGGATCGGACACGACAGGGAATACAGTCTGATCGGCTAGCTGGGGAGAAAGCAGAGCGCTGCCAGGCAACCCATTGATCAAGCCAACGTCGGAGAAATCGAAGGCGTGGTTGGCGTGCGAGATGGCAGCGGTGTAGGGCATTATTTCGGTCCTTCGGGCGGCGGGGGTGGGACTACGTAGAACAGGTCGAGGGTGACCTGGTTGTCGCCGTAGGCGCCGGATATCTCTGTGACCAGTGCGGGGACGCCGGCGGCAAGGCCGAAACGGGAGTGGCGCTGGGTGACTACCTGGAGCGGGTCGAGGGAGCGGAGCGCGCTCGACTGGGCGACGATTTTCCAGGTTGCGAAGCGGGATACGCCGCCATCCGGGTAGATGCTGGCGACGTGGTCGGCGTGGGCCAGGCAGTCGGCTTGGTTGTCGAGCAGGGTGCCGAATCCGCTCTCTGATGCCGGGCGCGACGAGCCCGGTACGGGTGGGTCGTAGGCGCCGATCGGCGACAGACGCGGGCGCTGGCCTTGGCCTGCTGTGGGCCTGATCTCCTCGTTGACGATTGCGCCGCTGGTCGCGCGGACGCGATAGTCCGCAGTGAGCTTTGCGCGATCGGCAGACGATACGCCATCGAGCAGCTCGCTATCGTTGTAGCGGTACCAGTTCCTCGCGCCGGCGATGGTCTTGCTGAGACCTGGCGCCTTGTCGATCTCGACTTGCAGCTCGGAGCCGAGCAGCAACATGCTCTCGGTGATCTCTGCGACCGGTGTGCCGGCAGATGGCAGCTCGACGCGGCGCACTGCGATCTTGCCGGTGTGGTCCTCGAAAATCGCTGCGGCGAATGAATCCAGCACGTCATCGACCACATCGCGCAGAGTCACGTTGCTGTCGGCCCAGTAGCTGATCGGCCAGTGCGCTACCGCATCGAGGGCGGTCACCGATGACCAATCGATGTCGATCTCTAAAAGTCCACCGCGGTCGATCAGCAGGTGGCGAAGAACTTCGGGCAGGTAGCGGGATTCGGCGACACGATCAAGTCGAACACCATCGAACGAAAAGTTGTAGCCGCCGGTCTTGGACCGCAACAAAAAATCGAACTGCTGGCCGGGCACGAACGTGCCCGAAATTGGCCCAGTAGTAGCGGACTCTGCGACAACCGCGCCGCCCGCAACCACTTGCAGAGTCCCGCTGACGCGGGTGAACGACGCAATCGACCACGCATATGTTGCGCCCGCTACGAGCGGATGCGGCCAATCGATCTGCGCGGTCTGGCCAAAACCTCCTGCAAACGTGACGACTCCGCCAATGACAGATATGCCTGTGCCGCTTTGCGACCAGCCGCTGAGCCCGGCATCAAAATCGCCGAAGGCCGGTGGAATAACGACCTCGACGGTCACCGTCTGACCCAGCACATCCGCGACAACACGGCTGGTCGGCAGCGCGAGTCTCTCGAACCCATACCGGCCGGTGCCGACAGCCACCTGCCAGCCGACACCCTCGACCAGAGGAAACCCACCGTCGCGCACCAGCACAATCGATTCGTAGGCCGTCGAGTCGTGAACGTCATAGTCGAAATCCACACTGTCAACCAACACGGCGGGCACGCTGAGTGGCTGGCCAATGCTGATCGGCCGCAGCCGGCCGACCGCGGAGTCATCCACGGCGCCGGTCTGGTAGGCGAGCGGTTGCGTCGGCACGTTGAGTTTGCTCAGCAGTCCCAGCGACGTGATGCGCAGCGCGCGCTCGCCGACAGCGGAGACCTCATCGACGATTGCGCTCGCCTCAAGCACAAACAGCGCGAACGCCTGATCGGTGCGGCCGGTGTAGATTTCGATGCGCCGGCCTTTGAGCGTGCCGTCGATCAACAGCGCATCGAGCGCGCCGACGGCGTTGACCAGGTCGATCGCACCGATCCCGCTGTTGCTGCGGCTGCGGCCCCAGATATAGACCGACGCGGAGCGCGACCAGGTGATCTTGCCGGTGAGCAGCGGCTCGAACGCAGTGCTGGCGGGCGTATCGGTCGACGACGTGATATAGCCCGCGTCGCTGAAATACCGGTAGACCCCGGCCGAGACCTCGATCGCGACGACGACGACGGGCAGGCGCACAGTCAGTTCCTCATCGCCAGGCACGCGCCCAAATGGACGTGTGCCGACGACGCTACGGTCGCCGTGGTGACCAGGCCGATCACGTAGTGGCCAGCCGCCGGCACGGCAAACGACGCCGAGACAGCGCTGAGCAGCGAATCCGCGACCGGCGCCGCGAACGTGACCTGGCTGCCGGCGACAGCGGCGCCCAGCGTGTAGCGGCACTGGCCCGCGGTGCCAGACACCGACGGCCGCGTGATCGAGTGCAGCCCAACGGTGTAGTTGCCGCCGGGCGCCACGTCATTGGTGTAGAGCTGCGCGCGGATGCGGAGCGTGGTGGCCACTCCCTGCATCGCGATCAATTCGGCGGGATCGAGAAAGATGGTGGACAGCGGATAGAGCGTGCCCAACGACGCCAGCGCCAGCGGATCGCCCACGCCAAACGCATAGGTGCCGGCTCCGCGCAGGGCCGTATGCGAGCCGGAGACAGCAAGCAACACGCGCCAGATTTTGTTCGGGACGTTGGCGTCCCAGCCCATGGCCAGGCGCTGCGCGGCGGCGATGGCGGGCTCCATCAGGGGTTTCACCGAAGCGTCCTCATCGTGTTGGTCTGGCGCTCGGTCGCGGCGACCAGCTCGCGGCTGCCGGCGACGCTGCTGCGCTCCAGCTCGGCGATGCGGCGCGCGGTTTCGGCGGCCATGCGATTGGCGGATTCGAGCTCGGCGCGAACCGCGCGCATCTCGGCGAGCAGCGCGGTGATGTCGCCCCCGCCGCTGGTGTTCACCGGGATGCCCGCACGGCGGAAAAAATCGGCGACCGGCACCGGCAGAATCGCTTCGCCCTGGTGGATGGTGGCCAGGCCGGTGCGCGGCACGTTGCCGGTGCCGACCGCGAACGAGGCAAACCCCTGCGCATCGTTTGCCGCGCGCAGGTTGCGCAGCATCAGATCGAGTGCGCCGTTCTGCTCACGCGCTTGCTCGACCGACTCGTTCAGCAGATCCTCGTTGGTATCGGCGGCGGTGCGCTGACGATCACGAATCTGGTCCATCCGAGCGCTCATATCGTTGAGCGTTTCCGTTTGGAACTCCGCTTCGGTCAGCAGCGCTCGGCCGTTTTGGTCGATGAAGCTCAGCGCGTCGAGCTGGGTGAAATTGGTCGGATCGATGCGATCGAAAAACGGCGCAAGGCGGTCGCGTAGCGAGGGCGCCAGCGCACCGACTGCCTCCTCAAGCTCGGCCTGTGCGGCCTCCAGCCCGGTAACGTCGCCGAGCGCAGCAGCAGCCTCCACGTTGGCCAGCAGCGGCGCGAGCGCATCGCGCTGCTCATCCGGCAGCCCATTGATCTGTGCCTCCAGCGCGTTGTTGAGCAGCGATTGGGCGTCGGCCAGGTCGCCCAGGTCGACGCCGACCTGGGCCGACAGCTCGGACAGATTGACGCCCATTTGTTGGGCGACGCCAGTGAGCTGCGCAGCAGTCGTGTCGGTCAGCTCTTCGAGGTTGACGCCGAGATCGGCGACCAGGCCGGCGACGCTGAGACCAATCTGTTCGGCAATCGCCGACAGCGGCTCGCCGGTCGCGATCACCAGATCGCGCACCGCGGCGGCCAGGTCCTGGGCAATCTGCAACCGATTCTCTGCTGCCTGCGCAGCCAACAGCGCATCGCGCTCATCGAGCAGCGACTGCAGATCGCCTGAGGGCCCTTGAATGCCACCGCCGCCACCACCGACCTGCGCGCCCGGTCGCACCGCCTGGCCAGCCAGTTGGTTGCCCATCGCGATAATGCCGTCGCGTATCCCGTTGAACGGATCGCTGCCGGCCGGGAATACCGACTGCGCCAGGCGCAGGATTTCCTCGGACAACTGAGGAAACTGTTCGAGCGCACTTTGATCGCCACGCACAGCCGCGGCAAACAGCTCTTGGAGCTGCTGCTGGGCGATCGGCAGGGCGTCCTTCGGGCGCAGGCCGCCGAGCGCTGGGTTGCGCAGGATGCCATCCACGAAATCGCGGATGCGGCGCTGCGCCTCGATCTGGGCGTTGGCAGAGTCGGCGGCCGCATTCGACACTGCGTCGATACCATCGAGCTGCGCCTGGTTCGCCTGCTCGATGAGCGCGATCTGCTCGGTCAGCTCATCGAGGCGCGTGCCCTGCAGTTGCCCGACAAGGTCGAGCGCGCGCTCGCGCAGTTTGCGCATCGCCTCGCCGGCCTTGAGCGCGGCGAGCTGGTGGACAGCGGCCAGGTCCTCTTCCGATGCCGCCGATAGCCCGGCAGCGCGCGCCAGATCGTTGAGCTCGGTGCGCGCGTTGTCGGCCCACTGATTGATGTCGCGGATTTCCGATCCGAACTCGGTCAGCCCGGTGCGCAGCAGCTCGTCGGCGATTTCGGTCACGCCCTCGGTGTAAGCGGCCACCGCCTGGTTTGCGCGCTCGTAGATCGCGTTGAGCGTGGCCTGTGCCTCACCCGCCGCACTGATCGCGGCACCGGCGCGCAACCAGTCGGCGATCTGTTCCGGGGTGGCGGTCGGCAACGCGGCCAGGAACTGCGCCTTGAAATCCTCGTTGCTGATGCCGACATCGAGGCCCAGGCCGGTGAGCGCTTCCTCGCGGGCGGATTGCGTGGTCTGCACGCGGGCTTGGGCGTTTTCCGTCTCTGTGAAAAACGTCGAGAAAAACGTGTTGACCAGCGCGGTCGCCTTGTCCAGACCGCCGAGGATGCCGCTCACGTCGGCAGCGAGACGCAGAAACGCTTCGCCGGTCGCGTCGAACACCACGCCGGTGCGATCCGCGATCGACTCCAGCAGATCGACCGAGCCAACGATGCGCTGGGCAGCGTCAGCGATGCTCTCGCCGCCCTTTTTGATGTCCTCGGCGATCTCGACGAACAAATGGAACTCGACGCCGAGGTCACTGGCGTTGAACACTTGCTCGGCGCCCAGAATCTCGGTCAGGCGCTTGACCTGCGCTTCGAGGCCGATGCCCTTGTTGACAAAATCCTGGATGACGGTATCGAACGTGCCGAGGATCGCGGCGAATCGTTCCTTGAGCAGCTCCTCTGGGTTCGCATCGCCGCCTTTGAGGCGGCTGGTAAACGTCGCGAGCCGCGCACTGATCTGCTCGATCTGCGCGCTGCCGCCGTCGAACGAGGACACCGCATCGGCGATGGCCTGATCGAACGCCTGCACCGCGCCGAGGATCTGCTGGCTGTCGATCTTGGTGCGATCGTTGTCGAGGAAAATGTTGCCGAGCGCGGTCTCGCCGGTGGCTTCGCTGCCGGCGAACGCCGAACCGCTGAGCACCAGCTTCGGCTTCTTGCCGAAGAGAGCACCGAAAATGCCGATCGCGGTTTTGATGCCGGTCGCGATCGCACCGACGATACCCGGAATCTGCTGCGCAACAGTCAGGAGTCCACCGACCACGCCCTCTTCTTTGATCGCGCTGATCGCCGTGCCGACGAAGTTGAGCGCGCCGCCAATGTTGTTCGCAACGCGCTCGGCGGTCTGGACACCCGCCTCCCCGACGCGGGCCTTGAATGCTTGTCCGAATCCGTCGAAGAACCCGCCGATGTTGCCCACGTCGAAGGCGTTCTTCACGCTGTTGCCCAACAGTTCCTGGAACGTGCCGCCCGCGAACAGCGTTTTGCCATCCTCGCCGCCGAGGAATCCGAACGATCCGCCCTGGCTGCGCAGTTGCTCTTGCGCTTGCTCCAGGCCCAGCTCCTCGCGTTTGGCAGCGATGCGCTTGCGGATCGCCTCGACATCGATGTTGGTCTGCGCAGTACCGCTCTTCAGCGCCTCGATGTTCGCCCGCTGAAGATCGGTGACCACCCGCATCACATCGGCCTCGATCTGCTGCTGCTCGATCACGCGGTCGCGCGCCTCGCCGGTCGCGCCCAGCGCCTCGATCTCGGCGTCGATGCCGGCGAGCAGTTCCTCCAGCGGGCCGAGCTGCTGGGAGCGCAGAGCGGCCTCGGCGGTGAGCACGGCGACGTTACGGTCGTGCGCCGCGGCCTCAGCGATAATCCGCGCGGTGACCTGCTCTTGCACCTGCGCCTGCAGCGCCGAGGCTTTGGTCAACTTGGCCGCGGCGGCGATTGCCACGCCGCCGGTGACCGCGATTTTGCGGAGCGCGGCGATGTGGTCAGCGTTGGCTTTGGCCAGCTCGCCGCCGGTAGCAGCCGCGAGCTGATCGGTGCCGTCCGCCAGCGCGGCCATCGATTGCGCGACGGTGCGCTGGGCACGGTCCAGCTCGGTATCGCTGCGGGTTTTCGCGCGACCGGCCTTGGTCACGGCATCAAGCTGCGATTTGAGGCCGGACATTTCGCCGATCAGCTGGCGCGTGCTGTCGCTCAGGTCGTCGGCCGACTTCGCGCCGGTTTGCTGCTGTGCTTCGAGCAAGGCGCCGGCCTTGGCGCCATTGAGCGCGGTCTCGACCTGCACGCGCAGCGATGCGATCTGCTCGCGGAGTTTTTCGTCGACCGTTTTACTGCCGTCCGCGAAGCGCTTGGCGGCGACCTGGGCCTGGTCGATGACGCCGGCGTTTTCGACCAACGCATCTGTGTGATTCCGGACCGACTTTTCCGCCTCGTCGATCTGCACTTTCAATGCACGCTCCCGCTCCTCTAAAACGGCGATGGCGCGGGTATGGACACCGCCCTTTTCGGCCGCGTCTGCGTGCGCCTGTTGCAACGCGACCAACCGCTCACGCAGACCCTCCACGGTCTGGCGGGCGGCTTCTAGCGGGGCGGCCTCGGCAATCTCGGCATCGCTGAACCCCTGATCCAGGAGGCGCTTGCGTTCGGTGGCCTCGTTGAGTTTTTCCGTCAGGCGGTCGAGCGAGTCGATGGTCGTGCGAAACGGATCATTGGCGGCGGCGCTCGACACCAGCGAGTAACCAACCGCCAGCGCAGCCAGCGCCAGGCTGACCGGACCGAGCACGCCGGCCAGGGTGCCGGCCGACACGGTCACCGCGCGCAGCCCCGCGACCAGCACTGGCGATGCGGACGCCGCGCCCAACATCGAGGCGCGGAACGCGACCAGGTTGAGCGTGTTGGCGGCCCAGCCGAGCGCCGATGCGCCGAGCTGCGCCAGCAGCCGACCGCCGAGGATCGCGCCGACCGCCAGCGCGGCCAGCGCGATGCCATTGAAGTTGTCAGCCACGAAACTGATCGCTGCAGCGATCGCCACGCTCGCCGCGGTCGCCTCGCCGGCCTGGCCGATGAATCGCGTGAATGCGTTCCCCAACTGCTGACCGGCGCCGCTGATCGTCAGCGCCATGCCGTCCATTTTCTGCTGTACCTGCTCGGCGCCGTTGAGCAGAGCGCCGGACAGAATCTCAGCAGTGATCCCGCCCTCGGCGGCGAACTCGCGGAGTTCACCGCGCGTCTTGCCCAAGCTCCGCGCGACCAGGTCCATGATGATCGGCGCTTGTTCCGCCACGGAGTTGAACTCGTCTCCGCGCAGCGCGCCAGAAGATAGCCCCTGGGTCAGCTGTGTGATCGCCGCGCGCGCCGACTCGGTCGACGCGCCGGATACGATGAACGACTGATTGACCGTCTCGGTGATCTGCGCGAGCTGGCTCTGCCGCAGATTGAGGTCGGCCGTGCTGCGTGCAAGCGAGCTGTACAGCAGGCCGGTATTGGTCAGGTCCGACCGCGTCCGCTGCGCGATCGCGAACACCTCATCCGCAACGACGTTGGCCGCGGTCTGGCTGTCGGTGACCAGCCGGATGCGGCTGTTGAGATTGGTATACGCATCGGCGGCTCCGGTGATCTGCGCGACCAGCCCGACACCGAGCGCGATGCCGAACGTCGCGGCCACTGTTTTGCCGAGCCCCAGCGCGCGATTTTGCAGCGACTGGATATTGCGCCCGGCGTTCGCCGCGGCCAGGCCGATCTCGCGGCCGGTGCGCGTGCCGACGGCACCGGTGCCGGTGAGCTGTGCAACCAGGTCGCGGGCGGCGCGCCCGGTGCTCTGCAACGCGACTCCGGCAGCGGTGGTACCGCGTCCGATCTGGTCGCCCGCCTCGGCGCCGGCCACGCCCAGGCCCGCGACATCGCGCTTGACGCGCTCGACGGTGGCGGTCACGCCCTTGCCGTCGGCGGTGATGACCAGGGCAACTTTGAGATCAGCAGCCATCGTTGAGGATTTCCTGTGCGACCCTGGCCATGATCCGTATCCCGCTCGTTACCCGCCTGCGCTTGCGTGGTGGGACGTTGAGCACCGACAGCACGGCCTCGATTTCGGTCGCGGCCACTCCTTTATATAGAGTCACCAGGCGATCACCGGCCACCAGCGTTTCGGACTCCCACTGGCAGGCCAGATACGCCTGCACCACCACCACGTTCCGCCGCAGTACCTCGATCGGGCGATCTCTTGCGGCGGTGCCGTCGATCTGCTCCCGCTGCTCCGGGCTGAGTCCCATCGCCTCCAGGTCGGCGCCGAGGCTGTTGCCACGCGCCGCCTGGCTATTCCGCCGCCGCCCGGTCAGCGCCCGCGCGACGGCTTCGAGTTTTTTGGCTCGAGGTTTTTGGTCACGACCTCATCGCGGTAGCATGCCAGCAGCGCGTTGTAGGTGTAGGTGTTCGACAAAGCCACGTCCCTGGCACTCAGTTCCTGGCCGTCGCCGTCGGTCGCCTGGAATTGAAGATTTCCGAAGTCGACGCTGGTCAGCGCCTTCGGCAACACGTCGCTGATCGCCTCGCCCTGGGCCTCCGCGTTCGGCAATGTGCGGAACCGCGCGAAAAAATTAATCTCGCGCCAACCGTTGCGCTTGCCGGTCGGCAGATTGCATTGGACCGCTACCTCCACGTCGCTGACGATGGACAGAATCAGGTCGGTTTTTTCGCTCATGGGTTGTACCTATTAAGTTGAGTGGATGCTGTATCAGGCAAGGAACGACAGCGCGATGGCGTCGGACGGGGTCGAGCCCATGACCTTGAATGGGATTTCCCATGCGACGATGCCGTCCTGGTCGGCGCGCTTGGCCATGCCGAGCTGCGCGTTTTTGATGTCGACTCGCAGCGTTTCGCCACCGCCCGCGATCTCGAAGAATAGGTTTTGGAGCGTGTGCGCCAGCGCCAACGCTTCCGGGTTGTAGGTGGCACGCTGCTCTTTGAACACCTTGATCGTGCCGCTCGGCCGGTAGAGGTCTTTGAGTCGTACGAAACGGCTGTTGGAGCCCTCGTAAATCTCGGGGCTCGCGCCGGTATCGACCGTCAGCGATATCGCGTCCAACTGGACGCCGCCGATATTTGCCAGGAACGTCTCGGTCTCGATCGCGACCGGCGAGCGGAATGCAGACAGATCGGCATTGGGCAACGCGGCGTCGGAGACGGCGACCGCGCCGGGCAGACCCACCAGCGTGAACTCGGCCGTCGCGAAATTGCGAATCGACAGGTCGAGCTTGCTTAGCGCGCCGCGCGCGTCCTGGCCAGCAATCAGCGTGCCGGAGTCGTAGCCGCCCAGGGTCACCATCTCGTACCCCGACGTGACCAGGCCATACACCGCGCTGGTCGCGACGGTCAGCACTTCGGCAAATCCGCAGGCGCGCAGCAGACGACCGATCGGCGCCGCAGCGCCGACCACGGCCGCGCCGCGCAGCTCGATCTTGCCCTTGTACTCGGCGCGCCGTTTGATATTGACAAACGGGTCGTTTCCGTGACCGGCCTTGTCGAGCTTGCGCTCCAGTTCATCGGTCAGGAATTGGTAATCGCCGTCGAGCACCAGCATGCCGTCAGTGGCCGGCGACAGAACGATCGGCGTGCCGGCGACCGCCTGGATCGCGATCAGCAGCGCGCGGAGATTGGATTGTTGAACGTCAAGTGCCATGGGTCAGCTCCTCAGCGGCGGGTGGGTTTGGTGGCAGCGGCGGGCTGCGGGGATTCGGTGGTGTCGCCGGCATCGGCCGACGGCTCGGTCGGCTCGATGACCAGCACCGGCTTACTGCCAGGCTTGTCGCAGACATAGCGGCCGCCGTGGGTCGGCAGGTTCGTGGGGGCTTTGTGCTTGGATTGCTTGCTCATTGTTGACTCCAATAGGTTGTCTGGTACGTTTCTTTCCACCACGCCACGCCATCGGCGTATCCGACGAGGGCGCCGGATACCAGCTCGATTGCTGTTGCCTGACCGGGGGCGAAGCCCGGGGGTGCTTTGCCGATCAGGGCCTGGCGCACATCACCCACCAGCTCGGTCAGTTGTGGCGCCGCCTGACCGCGTAGTTCTGCCGATCGGTATGAGCGGCTAGCCAGCACGACATCGAACCGCGTGGTGATCGCCTGCACCGCCGTCCGGGAGCCGCCCGACTGCGGTTTTGCGGACTCGCTCGACAGCAGCACGTAGCAGGCCGGCGCCGAGGGCGCCGCCTCTTTGCTCGCCGTCACGAAATCGGCGGCGCCGGCGACCAGGCGGAACGCCGGCACATCGGCCTGCAGTTGCGCAATCAGTGGAGTGATGTCGTAGGGGCCGAGCATTAGTATTGCTCCAGCCGCTCGCGGGTCATCACGCGCGGCGGCGCACTGCTGGCCGGGCTGCCAGAAGGTGCGGTGGCAACCTCTGCAACGCCGAGACTCAGCTTGCCGTCACGGATCAGCGACAGGCCGGCGACTGCGTCGCGGTAGCGGCTGGCGATCGGCGCGTCGGCGTCCAGGTTGTCGTGCAGGCGGTAGCGCAGCACGTCGGTGGCCCAAGCTCGAACGATGCCCGGAATCGTCAAGAGCGGCAGCGTGTAGCGGGCGCCGAGATAGCCGTCGACCAGCTCGCCGGTGTCGGCGATCAGCCGGTCGATGCGCGCCAGCGCCTCATCGGCGGTCGCGATCTGCTCGGCGGCCCAGGCACTACGGTCTGAGCCTTCCAACGTCGCGGCCATCAGCGCCGCCGGCACGACCGGGGCATCGTCCGCGGTCGCCGCCTGGGCCAGCTCGGTGGCACCAGGCGACTGGAGCAGGTCGGCGTGGGTCAGGTAGATCACCGTAAGCTGCCCTTGGTCCGTGCCTTGGCCTGCTTGCCACTGGGCGCGGCCTGCGCGGCCGGCTCGGCCTCGGCCGCCTGCTCATCCGGCGCGATGGCACCGACACGCAGCAGTGCCGCCGCGTCTACGGTGCTCAGATCGATACTATCGCCGACGGCGTAGCGGCTGCCGTCGTAGTGAATCGGGGTTTGCGCGGTGTACGAATTCATCATTCTGCCCTCTCAACAATAGCCGCACTCTCGCGGCTGTCACGCCTAGTTGCGGCGGCGTTCCCGGCCTGTGCGCTTCCTTGCGACGCTTGATGGGTTACGCGACCGCGTTCGTGAACAGGAATCCCGCATCGGCACCAGCGATCACCGGGCTGATCTCGTCGATCACCGGATAGACCCAACTGCGGATGCTGCGATCCTGATACGCCTCTTCAACGATCGGGGCACCGTCCAGGCGATACGTGTAGCCGTAGCTCGGACGGCCGGCGTCGGCGACGCCACCGATGGCGGTGTAGGCGAGGATCGCGTCTTTGCCCCACACGTCGGTCATCACACCGTTGTCATCGAAGATCGCGTCGCCACTGACCACTCGCTCCAAACCGAACAAGGAGGCCAGCAATTCCACGGTGGCCACGTCCCGGCTGGTGTATTTGATGCGATCGGTGATTTTCGGGTGGTTTTTGAGCTTCGCGAACACCGCCCCGCCAATCACCAGCGTGTTCGGTCGCACGCCGATTTGGGTACGGATCGCCTCTTTGGCGTCGTCGATCGCTGTGACCGGATCGCTGGCTGGGTCGGACCACTGACTGGCGCCGGCCAGGGTGAGCTTGTTGGTCGCGGCGTAGAGGGCCGCGTTGCGCGCAATGTCGGCCTGGGACTTTTCCAGGCGCAACCCAATGATGGCCTGCCCGCGATTCACTGCGGCGCTGCCAAGGTCGACGCCCGGCACCTGCTGTGCATCCTCCTGGAGTTCGTAGGGCACCGGTTCCTCGATGGCGTGCTGTTCGAGCGCGAACTGCCCGCTGCCGTAGCGCGAATTGATGCGCGCGATCTGCCCGCCAGGCGCGCGCGCGGTGTTGTACAGCTTGAAGTGCTCCTTACCGAACTCGATCACCCGGCCACCGCGCGCGCCAACCGGCACCGCGGGGAACAGCGACAGGCCGGCGAACGCGGCGTTCTGGTAGCCCCTGGCGATCTGGGTGAGCACCGGGTCGATCACACGGGATTGTGCAGCGGTCATCTGGGCCATGGTGGCGTCCTCAGTTCGGGATCAGGAAAATTTCAACGGTGTCGCCGTCGGCGGCAGCAGCGGTGATCGCGCGGGCGACGGTGATGCCGGCCGCCTTGGTCACCGCCTTGCCGGTGGCGCCGACTTCGACGGCCGCGCCGGCCGCAATCGCGGCACCGGCCGTCACGCTGGCGGTGCCAAGCGTGACGGCGGGCACCTGCTCGCCGATGGCGGCATCGCTCAGTGTGACGCCGATGGCGTTGCCAGCGGCAGCGGCTACGCCGCCGGTGGCAGAAACGAATCGCTCGGCGGTGAGCGCGGCGATGGCCAGAAAAGACAACTGCTGGGCGGGTCGGAACTGATTCATGTGTGGTCCTCGATGTCAGTGCTGGGCCTGCACCGCGCGGACCGCGGTCAGGTAGTCGGTTTTGTTGGTGGCCTGCCAAGCCACGGCGCGGGTGTGCAGATCGAGGCCGGACTCGGACAAGCGATAGCCGCCCGGGATTTTCGGCAGCGGCACGCGGGGGCTGGCGAGCGCCGCGGCAGCCGCGGCGTGCTCACCGAGCGCGACCCGTGCCGGCAGCGCGGACAGATGCGCCCGCAGCAGATCGATGGCCGGTGTCGCCTGCTCGCCTTCCGCGAGCGTCACGGCCGCGACCGAATGCAGTCGCTCCATGATCTGTGCGAGTGAGCCGACTTCGGCCGCGGTGACTCTGCCGGCAGCGACGTGCTGCTCGACTTCCGCGCGAAAACCGGCCAGCCGCAGCTCGGTCTCGCGTCGGTTCAACGCCGCCTCGCGGGCGGTGAGCGCGGCGTCGCGCTCGCTCAGTTGGGTTTGGTTGGGGGTGGTCTGGTTCATCGATCGTTCCTCGCAAGTGATGGACAAGACGCCCTGCTCGGCGTCCGCGTTGAGGCGCACCGCTTGCAGGCCCTTGACGGCCGGCGGGCGGGCACCGAGAAAACCCAGGTGCCTGAGGCTCCAGACGCCAGGCGCTGGATTGCCCGGCGCATCCGGCGTCCACAGTGCGACCGACACAGCGGCGTAGCGTCGCTCGCGGATTAGCTCGGCCATTTCGGGGAGCAGATCGACCTCCAGCCACAAGCCGAACTCATCGGCACTGGTCGCCAGCACCCAGCCCCAGGCCGGATCGTCGGTCAGCGGGTGACCGATCACCACAGGCGCCTGGTAGCGCGTGGGATCGTAGGCTGATGCCATGGCCATGATGTCGTCGACCGTCAACGTCAGATCGATCGGTGCCGCGGGAAAGGTCCCCGGCCGCAGCGCATGGATGCGAGCCCGCGTCAGAGGGGGGGCTGACGCGGGTGGCGTGCCGAGGGCGGGATCGGCGGCTGCGGCTGCGGCGGGGAGTTCGGTGAGTGCGTCCATGTCGGCCACAATGCCGACGCATCGATACGCGCGTCAGACCGGCGTGAGTCGCACCCATATTGCCGATTGCCTGTAGGAGCGACGGCACGTCGCGAACGTCGCATGCCATCCGTGCGGACGGACGGTCACCCTCATGCCCGTTATGCCGGCCCATGCAAAACCGTCTGTGCGGCGTTTTAACGCCGGTCTGAGGTTGGTAGCCACCCTGGCCCAAAGAAAAACCTCAAACGCAAATTGAATGCGTTTAAACGGCTTCCTGGCGATTCCAGGACCTACCCGACCAACCACCTGCCCAGAATGTCCTCGACGATGCCCCGATCAGCGTCCGACAGACCCACGAATGGCCGTGCCGGGATATCGCCCCAGGGGATCGGCGAGCCCCGGCTCGTTGACCCGAAGGCGCCCTTCGCGGCGCCGAACTGCTGGACACCAGCATAGGGTAGACCGGACCCGATTTCGACCCCAGCACCGATGACCTGGTGGAATATCTCGTCGCCCAGGCGTTTGCTCTCGCCGATCAGCGGCTGCTTGCGGCCGGCGCGCGCCGCACCACGCTTGGACAGCGAGCCGTCTTTCTTGCGCGAGCCGCTGAACTTGTCGAGCAGGCGATCCACCGTGACCGGGCTATTGGGTGCCCATGTCGAGCCGTCCGGCGCCTGGCTGGTGGCAAACCGCTGCTTTGTCGTCTCGGACAGCGCTTCACCGATCTGGTTGAGCGGCGGGAACAGATCGGCACCGCGATCGATCAGACGCTGGAGCGCCGCTTGCGCGGCCTGGTCGTCGAGTTGTATCAAGATGCCAGCCATTCTGTATACTCTGTGCTGCGGGGCCGGTTGCATCCTTCCGTCGTGCTCAAACCACGAAGCGCTACGGACGTAGGGAAGGGGGACGGCCCCGTTTCCACATCGATTGCAGTCCGAGCATGCGCCGCTGGGCTCGGACCTCGAACACCGCGACATACTCCAGACCGTTGATCTGCGCGATCACCCGCACAGCGGGGCGGCCGATGTCGGTGACGCCGGCAGCCTCGATCCGATCCGCCTGCGCGATTATCCTGGGCAGCAGCGCGTAATCGCCCACCACGACCGCGGTCTGTCCGCTCAGCGCTTCTGCCTTGTCATCGCCGTGGTCTTTCCTGATCTTGTTCACCGCAGACCTATCGATCGTCCAGTCGAACAATTCCTCGCGCAGCCTGGCTACACCGGACAGGCCGGCGATTCGATTGGCCTCAGCGCTGGTCAACAGCCCCAGGGTCTGGTTCGGTGGCAGATCGATGGGTAGCTGGATTGGCACGCCGTTGCGCTCGCCAAGGGCGCCTTCTGCGTAGCGGCGGGCAGCGGCGCCGGTCTCGGGCAACCCTCGCTGGGCAGTGGCCAAAGCGTCACGCAGCGCGGGCGGTACCGCCGACATGTACGCCTTGGCCAACTCATATCGCCATGCAATGGTCTTCGCGGCGACCGACTGCTGCACCGTGTCGATGGCGGTGTTACCGGGCTGGAACGCCCAACCCTCATCGATCCCCACCGGCGCACCGGTCTTGGGGTCGATCTTCTGCCAGTTGCCCGGCAACGTCTTGTCCGGATCGCCGCCGAGCTTGCGGGCCAGCGCCGGGTCGCTGACACCGAACGCGCGGCAGCGGCAGCCCCAACCATTCGGCGGATAGTGGGTCTTCCAGAACTTGTGCTGACGCGGCAGCACCAGGCCGTCCCAGCTCAGATGGAGCGGGCGTGGGTGCAACACGCTGTCATTATGTTTGTACACCCAGAACGGCGAGTGCTGGAGCTGCGCCAGCCGCCCGGCCGCGTAGCTGGTCGCGGCGTTCGTGTTGTAGATCACCCGGGTGCGCCAGTCGCGGCCTCCGTTGAAGTCCCAGCCATGGCGGGCCACGGTGGCGTCGAAATTGCGCCGGAAGGTCTCGATGGTGCCACCTTCGAACAACGCTTGGTCCACGGCGGCGGCCAGATCGGCCAGCAGATCGGCCTTGGCCGCGCCGGCAACCATGAATGCCTTGTCGTGCTCTGCCTGCCACAGATCGCGCCAGGTCTGGGTCGGCACCAGCCGGCCCAGCTTGCCACGGAAGAACGCGACCTGTTCGGGGAACGGTCGCTTCAGCACCGCGGCGATGGCCGGGTCAAGCGCGGCGGTGGCCATGCGCGCGCTCCCAGTCGTCACGGCAATCGGTATCGCACCAACGCAGCGGCTCGCGCAGCGGCGCACCACAGGACAGGCAGCGCCCGGTGGCGGTCGGCCCGGACGCACTGCGCAGCCTCAGCAGGTGATCCAGCTCGCGCTGCATACGCTCGGCGCTGAAATCCGCCTCATCCACCGCTGGACTCCTGCTCCAAGTCGAATCGGCCGGCCAGGTCGGCCGCGGCAAAGCCCATGGCCATAACCTCGGTCAGGCGTTCGGTGGACAGGTCGCCGTAGGCGGCCAGCAGGTCGTCGCGCAGCCGTTCCAGCGAGTCGGCACGCTCGACCAACGTCCGAATGCGGTCGAGAATGTCGATCCAGTGCGGCGCGGTCTCGGCATCCAGGCGGTCGGCGATCGGATTGATCGGCGTGGGGTCGGGTTCGGCCTCGGCGGCGGTGACCCGCAATGCCCCTGGTGCATCCGCGGGCGTCGGCGATGCACCTGGTGCATTGCCCGCCGTGGCCGTCGTGCGCACGTAGCCAGGCCCGTAGACCTCGGCCGCGGTGGCATCGTCCAGCACGAAGCCGATCTGCGACAGCTTCAGGTCGCGCTCGGCGCGCTGATTGGCGTCCTCCGCATCGTCCAGGTTGCGCCACACCGTGGGATACGCAGCGCCGGGCAGGGTCAGATCGATCAGCCAGCGGATCCAACTGCGGTTAGCTGAATCCGATACCAGGTCCGCATCGGCGCGCACGATGTCCTGGCGCACGTCCATATGCACTTGCGCCTGGGCGCGGCTGCTACCGTCCTGCGTCGTCATCGTCTGGCCCAGGATGACCTTCGCGATCGCCGAATCCCAGTAGGCCAGCCATTGCTCATAGCTGGCGGTGCCGCCGCGGGCGGCCTCCAGCAGATCGATCTGCATACCTTCCGGCAGCACGATGCCGGCGTCGGTCTGCACCGACTCGACAGCCTCCAGCAGCCGGGCGCGGGTGGCGTCGTCGGTGCCCGCGGGGAAGTGGCCGACCGAGGTCGGCGCCGCGAATTTCTCCAGGTAGGTCGCCCAGAACCGAGTGCCGTTGCGCTTGAACCACACTGGCCAGTACAGCGCGTGCGCCAGGCCGCGCCCGTAGGGCTCATCATAATGACTGGCACCGATCGCCAGCTGCCAGAACTTGCAGTCGGGCAGCATCTCGCCGTTGGGGTTGCTGCTGGTCCGCAGAAGCAACCGGCCATCGGGTGCAAAGCCGAAGCGGGCGCGGTCGCGTACCCTGAGCGCCTCGATGCCGATGCCGCTGCGGTCGGCGCGCCATATCACTTCTGCGACAGCAAAACCATAAAAACGCGCGTAGAGCATCTGATCTGTTATCTGGTCCCAGCCGATCGAATCCAGGGTGGCGCGCAGCAGGTCGGCCGCCTGCTGGTCGATGCGGCGCGGACCGCCGGCATCGACTGTCCACGGCCGGCACACCACGGCCAGGCGGCGCTGGCCGAAGCAGGCGGCGACCTGGTCGTCACGCAGCAGCTCCTCATAGCCGCGCCAGCCACCGGCCAGCGGCAGCACCCGGTCGGTCGGTGGCAGTATTGGTAAGGAGTCGACGAAGCCGCGGGTGATGTCGCGGCCGTCGCGGGTGGTGGCGATCTCGGTCGCCATGGTCTTGCGGTCAGTAGCCATTCGGCGTCCTCCGGATCGATCCCCAGCCGTGGCCGGACGGCTCGGTACGGGTCAGACGTGCGTGGTGTCCGTGCCCGGTACTGCGCCAGGCCGACAGGTCGATCGGTCGCGCGTCGCCGGCCGCGGCTACCGCCAGCGCGATCGCCCAGAATCGGTCCGCATGCGAGCCACCCTGCCGCTCGGCGACCAGGCGCGGCATGCCGCCGGTGCTCAGCTCACTGCGCACGGCGCGCAGGTCGTCGACCAGCGCCTGGCCGACGGGTAACCGCAGGCGGCGCTGCTCAAGCCGATCCTTCAACGACACGGCCATGTCGAGCTTGCGGGCGGCAGTGAACAGCACGCCCTCGACCCGATAGCTGCCGTGGCGACGTTTGGCCTCCTCGACCGGCATCTCTCCCATGCCGGTCTGGTCGATGGCACAGCGGGAGACCCGGTAGCGGCCCATCACCATGGCCAGCTCGGTTAATTGCGCGGCGAAGCTGGTCCGCCTCAGCTCGACAAGCTCGCGGCAGACCAGCACGTCGCCGACCGCCTCCAGCACCGCGATCACGGTCATATCGCCGCGCGAGGCAATATCCATGCCAACCCAGCACGGCCCGCCGGCATAGGCGTCCGGCTGCCCGGCGTCCTCGGTCTGGGCGGCGGCGATCAGATCGTGCGCGAGCCAGTGTCGGGAACTGTGGTCGAGGAACTGGCACTCGTATTCCTGCGCCCAAGTGTCCGGATCGGCCGAGGCGCGGCGCAATTGGCCGATGTCGCGCGGCAGCCCATCGGCAACCGCGTCATGGATAGTGACGGTGTGCGCGCTGAACAGGCCGCCAAGCCGATCCGTCATCATCTGGTGGAACATGTCGCCGACCCCGTTCGGGGTGGAAATCACCCGTAACTTGAGGTCCGGGCGGCTGACCACCGGGGCCAATGCGCGCCACACGGCGCGGTTGTCCTGGTGGTGGGCGAACTCGTCGAGGATCAGGTTGTCGCTCATGCCGCGCGCGGTCTCGGGCCGGCTGGCGATGGCGCGGATATAGCTGCCGCCGGGCAGGCGCACCAGGTGCGCCAGCTCGTCAGCCTCGAAGGGCAGGTCCAGCGCCTCAAAGGTCTGCCGAAAGGCCCGCAAATGCAGTTTTACGCCGGTTTCCATGGCGTCCAGGGCGCGGTCACGGGAGACCGACAGGATCGTCCAGCGCGACACCCGGCCGCTCGCCTCGGCGTCCAGGCAATCGAGCACTGCCTCCAGCGTGGCCGTGAACGTCTTGCCGACCTGCCGCGACCACATGCCCGCCTTGTACTTGGCACCGTCGGCCAGGTAGCGGCGCTGGTAGGGATACAGAATGGGCGTATCAGCCGCCATACAGCGCCTCGCGCACGGCTTTGAGGGTGTCGGCGTCGAGCCGCTTGCCGCCCTTGCCCTGGGATTTTTCCAGCGCCGTGAGCTTGACCGCCACTTCGTCTTGCCATCGCTTTTGCGCAATGCTGGCGCGGCTGGCCTCGGCCACGGCGCGGGCCGCTTGCGACAGCAGTTTTACCTGCTCGGCCGGGTCGGCGTCCTCGGCCTCGCGCACCCGCAACATGGCGTCGAACAGCGCCGACTGCACCATGCGGATCACCGCTGCGCTGTGTTCGTCGGCGTGGTCTGGCTCGCTCTGCACGATCAGCCGCGCCGCCTCGGCACTGGCCTTGACCGCCGCCATGGTGCGTTGCAGACGCTTATCGTGCCGGTGCAGGGCGCTGTGCGATATCGCCACGCCCTTTTCCTCGCACAGTTTCGACAGCGCGACGTAGCCGGGGTGACTGCCATCGATCAGCACCTTGTCCAGCCACGCCCGCACAGCGGGCGGCATGGTGTTTACTTTGGGTCGGCGGGGCATGGCATGTCACCACTTCGGCGGGCGGGCAACGTCGACCGGGCAATCGGCGCGGTAGTCCACCACCGCCTCGCCTTCGGCGGTCAGCTCCGCCTCCCAGACCGGGCCGGTCCGCGCCACGGTCACCAGCCCGCGCTTCTGCAGGCTGACCAGCTCGGAACGGATCTGGTCGTTGGTGACCCGTATCTGGATGTCCTGACAGGTGCGCAGCAGCACGTATTCACTGGTGCCGGACGGCCGCGAATGCCAGAGCGCCAGCAGCAGCACCCAGCGGATTGCCTCGCGCTCGGCGCGACCCACGTCGATGGCGGTATGGAGCGGTTGGTTACTCATTGATCCTCCGGAGCATCAGCTCGTAGAGCCGGTCCAACTTGACATTGATGGCGGTGTACTCACGGATGGCGTCGTCCCGCCGCTGGTAATGCAGCGGCAGCTCGGTCAGGTGACGGTCCAGGCGCTCTTCGACTGTGTCGACCCGGCTCACGACCTTGTCCATCTGCCCGATGGCCTCGTCGATTTTCTTGATCGTGGCGGCGACCAACCGCACGGCCAACCAGCGCAGCAGCCCGAACACGCCGCCGAGAACGACCAGGCCGGCTGTCAGCATCAGCCCAAACGAGTCACTTGGCATCGGTCATGCCCCTTTGCCATTCGGCGACTGCATCGATGCGGGCGCGGCAGGCGTCGTATTGCCCGGCGGCGCGGGCGATCCAGGCAGCGGTGTCGCGCTCGCTGGTGCTGTCGCTGCCGGCGACGATGCCGGGATCGGCGGTAGCGGTGGCAACGGCAGCAGCAGCGCCGCCGGCACGCGCGGGCAGGCTGGCGGCGGCAATACCAGGGGAACGGTTGAGCAGGCGCCGAGCAGCGCCGCCCAGGCAAGTGCGATCAGACGTGACGCGATTGAGTGCATGCTGGAGTTCCTCGGTCGTGCGGGTTACGGACTCGACGCGCAGCCGCTCGTTGAGCAGCGCCGCATCGCCAGCCACCTGGGCGGCCTCGATGCGGCGTCGTGCAGCGCGTTCGGCGGCGGCTACGGCATCGGCGCTGCGCTGGTTGCATCGCGCCACGCGCTCGTCGCCGAGCGCATCGGCATAGCGCCAGCCCAGCCAGACGCCAGACGACCCGGCGATTAGGGCAGCGATCAGCGCCACGCCCACGGTGGAGCGCAGGAAGGCCAACAGGACGGCCATCGGTCAGCCCCCGATGATCCGGTCCCAGATCGCCTTGATCCGGTCGCTATAACGCCGCCAGGCGATGGCGGCGACGACACCCAAGACAACGACAGTGACAGTGACAAGCACACACATGGCCTACTCCTCAGGGGCTGTCTGGACCACCCAGGCAACGTTGGTATTCAGATTGCCGGCGCGCGACCAGGCCGGGCAGCACCCGGCCGGCGGCGCGATTCCAGCGCAGAATCTGCGCGCAGGCGCCGGTGTAATCGGGCGGCGACCGCTGCAGCCGACGCACCAGGGTGGACCCGCAGAACGCGCCCAGGCCGATGTTGTAGGCCAGGGAGACGTAGGCGTCCCACTCCGCCGGATACAGCGGTACATCGCCGATGCAGGCGCGCATCCGGGCCTCGGTCGAGGCCGCATCGGCGCCCAGCTGCACCAGCGCGCGCGCTGGGCTCAGTCGCGCTTCCGGTGCCGGCGGTTTGCCATCGATGCGCGTGCTGCCGTAGCCGATCGTCGGCACCCCGGCGGGGTCGATATAGGTGTGCTCGCGGTAACCCTCGTTCGCGGCAATGCCCAAGAGGCCCGCGGCGGATAGCGCGAGCATCGACGGAAGCAGACGGCGGCGGGGGAAGGTAGATTCCGACATGCCGCCATGCTGGCGGCCTGGCAGGCAACGGGGCAGACTGACAGCGGTCATTTCGGCGCAATCAGATTGCAGTAATATCGCCCCTGTCCGGCGTGGCCTCATTGAAGCCAGTCAATCACGCTCCGAAGCAAGCCAGCAGCGCACGTAATCCGCTTTCCGCGCCGGACACCCTATCCCAATAGGATCGACATGCCCACCATCACCCTGAGTCGCCGCCAGGCGAAGCACGCCGACCGCGTCGGCGGCATTGAGTTGCTCGCCTTGTGGCCCGCATCGCTGGGGCCGGAGCCGTCCGGCCTGGGAATCGATTGCGAGCGTGAGGCGACGCCCGCAGAGCGGGCCGAAGCCGAGCGCCTGCTGGGTGCGTCGTGCCGCGCCCACGGCCTGGTGCCGGTACACATCCGGGTCGCGCGGGTGGTGCGGCCGGGCACGCTGGCAGAGCACCCAGGCGCGGATCGGATCCACCTGGCTGCCACCATCATCGGCCAGCGCTGGGTCCACGCCAGCACCAGGAGCCGCGGCAGAGTCATGTTTGCCTGACCCCGACAAAGGAAGCCCCGAGCGGGGCGGGGCTTCGGTGGTCCGATTGACGCCGCAACTACCGACAAACTTGCGCCCACGCCTTGCTCATTTCGCCGGGCGCCATGTCGGTCTCGATGAACGTACCGACGCCGCCGCCGTAGATATACCGCGAAGTCCCGGCATACCCGCCAAAGCTGTTCTTTGCGTTGACGTAGCCACAGGCGACAGGCACCCCCTGGAAGTAGTGGACCTGGGCACCGCTGAATCGCGCGGACGATGGATCTGTGAGTCGCTCCCGAACGGCAGACTCTGCGGCCTGCATCCAGGCGATCTCCTTCTCTTCGCTGGCGGCGTAGATACCGCTGGAACCGCCGCTGCCGACGGCGCCCGGCACGGCGCTCTTCTTGGGACTACAGCTCAGCCAGGTGAAAACAATCACCCCAATCAGGATCGGTATGCCCCACCCGACATGCGGCGTTTGGTTGCCGATGGTGATTGGAATGCTGCGCACGACCTTCGGTGTTTGGCTGGTCATCGGATTACCCCCCTGCGATGGCGCGCGCCTCACGGGGCGCACCGGATACCCGGCAGCATCGCCGGACTCCGGACGGCTTGTCAATAACACGCCACCCCCTAGCTGCACACATGCTCGATGCTTCGAATTTCCGCATCGGCGTCGGCCTGGCTGATCGCCCCGTACTCGGCCTGTTGGCGCAGCCAGCGGATGCGCGAGATATGCGCGGGTTCGGCTGGCGCGGCTTGCGCGGATTTCCGGACCCGCTTGGCCTCTTCCGCCTTGGCCTCGGCCGCGGCCGCCGCGTGCTCGGCCAGGCCCCAGACCACCGCGCGCAGGTAATGATGATTGGTGAGCGGCAGCCCGCCCGGCGGCTTGGCCAGCAGCGCCTCGATGGCCTCGGCCCACAGCGCCGGCGTGGTGGCGCGGTACTGGCCGCTGCGTTCGTCCTTGCACACCCGGCCGTCGTCGACCAGGGCCAGCAGCGCGGTGGCGACCTTGAGCGCGCGCGCCAAACGGAGCTGCGTTTTTGCCGGCTTGAACAGCCGTAGATAGGTCAGCACCGCCCGGCCCAGCGCCGGGTCCAGCCCGGCGAACAGGGCGGCCAACCGCTTGCCGTCGCCATCGGCAAAGAACGCGGAAATATCGCCATCGCAGCCGCAGGCCGGGCAGGTAGCGCGCAGGCTCATGCGCTTGCCCTCGGCACCACGGTACAGGTGTAGTCGCCCGGGCCGACGTTCACCCAGTCGGTGATGACGTGCGACTCATCGAGCCCCAGTTTGCGTAACAGCCGCCAGGCCGCCTTTTCCGGGCCGGCGGTGCAGCTCGCGACTGCGCGTTTGCCGCGGGCCAGGTAGGCGCCAGTGCGGTTGCGGTAGACGATACGGACTTCGATGGTGGCGCGGATGCTCACAGGCGGTCCTCCGGTCCTGGCACTGTGTGTCCTGGCGCTTGGATGCTGGTCAGGATGCGCATCAACTCGCCCGGCGCTGGCCCCATCGTAGGCGGCAGCCCCAGCTCTGCGCTCACCGACGCCAGCGCGGCCCGGTAGCGGTCGCGAAACTCAATGGCGCAGCGGCGGCAATCGCAGCTCTCGACGCAGTCGTCTTCGGGGCCATGCTCAGATAGCTCAGACCATCCGCTCATATCGGCAGCTCCAGTTGGTTGTCGTCGATCTCAGCGATATCGCTGAGGGTTTCGTCAGCGGTGGCGACCGCCAGCCGCTGCACCTGCCGCAGGTGCAGGCCAAGCCGCCGCGCGATCTCGACGTGGTTGAGCCCGGCGACCTTCAGCGCCATAACATCTTGGCGCAGGTGCTCGCGACGCAGGCTGGCACCGAGCGGCAGCACCGGCCGCAGGCCGGCATAGCGTGAGACCAGGGCCGCAAACGTCGGCAGTCCGGCCACGCGGCCAATGACGTGCTCACGGTCGACCGCGATCGGCACGTACAGCGGTGTGCCACCCCACTGCCCAAGCAGCCGCTCGACGCCATCCAACGGCGCCCCGGCTTGCAACAACTCGCGGACCAATTGGCTCATACGGCATCTCCTCCGGGCGGTGTCTTGCGCGCTCGGCGGCGGGCGTCGTAGGTGAGCGCGGCCACCAGGGCGCGCAGTTGCTGCGGGCTGTGCCACTCCAGACGCGGGGGCGCCGCATCGCGCCACATGCGCTTGCTGATCCCGAGCGGGTAGCGAGGCCAGGGGTAATTCCCTGTGCGCGTCAGCGCCTCGACCTTGCGCAGCAGCGGCGCCTTGTCGGGCGCGGGCAGGCTGCGCGGGGCGTCGGTGAGCTTGGCGCCGCGACCGTTCAGCGCGGCGATAACGGCGCGCAACTGGCGCTCGTCCATGTCCGCGCAGCTCTTGCACCCGGTCACCTGCACCTGCATGGCCCGGCGGGTGTCGTCGTCCAGGTGCAGCCGGCACGCGCCGACCTGCACCATGGCGATCAATCTCCGGCGCCGGCTAGCTTCGTCGTAGTTAATCATGGCAGCAGCCTCAGTTGTCCAGCCGATTAGAGTTCCGCCGCTGTCGGCGGCGGCGGCTCATCCTCGTCGTAGCCGCAGCAATCCAGGGCATCCGAGTGCTCATAGTGAAAGTTCCCGCATACTGGGCACAGATACCCATCGCTTACCCTCGGGAGGCAGCATTCGTAGGCGTCGCCTTCGTCGTCGTGAATCTCGTCACACTGGCTGCACTTCCAGACTGGTTTGAGTTTCGTTAGGCGGGTGACCATCGTGTTAGTCATCGATCGGCCCCCCTGACGCCAGCCGCGAGCGGCCGCGCACGATGTCCCGCGCCGTCGCGGTGCCAACGCCGTAAGCCGCGCCCAGGGTCGCGTAGCCGCGCCCAACGAAGGCGCCGCGGCGATGTGCAACGCCAGCGCGACGCCACTCTGCCCAAGTCTCGCGCATGGCGCGCACCCCGGCATCGGTCAGGGTCCTGCGCGCCGAAGCGAGCGCTCGCGGCAGCAGTCGCTCGACCAGCGCCGCATCGGCCGTCGTGGTCATACCGCGCGCCACGCGGTCGATCAGCGCGCTGCGGGAATCTCGATCCAGTAGAGCCATATATCCCCCACTCGTTGGCAGGCCACCGGCACGCCGTTGTGGCGCAGCTCGGCGGCGATGCTGTTGACGGCGCACACTCCAGCGCCACGGACAATCTCCATCGTGCTGCGCGGTCGGCCGTCCGCCAGAAGCGCTTGCACGCGCTGCAGACGGTCGCTGTGGCTGAGCCGCGCGGCGTGCACTATTCGGCCTCCGGAAACCACAGCTGATAGACCTCGGCGTACGTGCCGTCGCGGTTGACGTGGAGGCCGCGAAAATCATCTATGACGCCGCCGAGCTTCAACGCCAATCGCTCGGCGGCACCGCGACCCCATAGGGTCGAGCGGGCGCGCTTGCTGGTCGCGGATGCGGAGGCGACCCATGTACCACAGCGATAGTTGACCAATGCACCAACGATTTTTCCCGGCTTGCCCATTTTCATTGTGTGGTCTCCTCAGATATCTGGGCCAGCAGCGCTTCCAGCGCCCGGTCGAGCTCGCTCTCGATGTCGCGCAGCACGACCACGTCGCTGTCGTCCTCGATCGCGATCGCCAGCCGGCGCAGGTCGGCGGCGGTCAGGTCGTACACCGCCGGCTTGTGGACCGCCTCACGCACCCGGATCAGCAACGCCGCCTGATCGGCGGGCAGTTGTTGGCGTATGCGTTGGATCGTCTTGGCCTCATCGTCGATGACGACCTTGCCGCGCGCCTTGGCCCAGCCGACCTTCACCCCGTGGATCACCCGGGTCTTGGTCCTGGCCCACAGGCTGGCGTCGGACTGCTCGATGGCGGCGCGCAGCGCCAGTTCCGCGCCGGCAACCTCGGTCAGCGCAGAACGGAGGTCAGGCAGGTTGGACTGCTTGACGACTTCCATCATCGCGTTAACCTCGCCTGCCAGCCGGCGCAGGTGGTCGCGCCGGTCGCGGTAGACAGCACAACGCTGCTCGATCGCGAGCAGGGGATGGGTGGATTCGCTGGTCTCGGTCATGGTCATTCCTCGGTTGCGTTGTGGTGGATATCGTGCAGCGCGTCGCGGTAGCGCTCGCCAACACAGGGCGGTGTCTCGTCCTCGTCCGGCGGGTCGGGATCGATCAGCAGGATCATTTCGCAGGTATAGCGGCCTGCGTCGTCCGGCAGGCTGACCACATCGGCCAGGCCGCGGTCCCGCAGCCAATCCACGGCCTCAACGATCACGCGGTCGGCCTCGGCCAAGGTGCATACCGTTTCCCCGGCTGCATTGCACGGCACGTACATTTCGTCTGCGTCGTCGGGCGAGCAGAACCACCGGATCGCGCCCCGCATCGCCTCGTCGGCGATCGCCACCGCGCGCTCGAACGTCACACAGCGATTGCAGGTCGAACACGTGCCTGTGCAGACCGGGCCGCTCATGTCCACTCGTTGGTGCATGACAGCCACGACTGGGTACTTCACCGTGAGCTCCTTATCGGGATTTCCGGAGCCCACAGGTCTGGCCAATCGCACCTTTTCGCCGACGGCAACGTCTGGATTTAGCACGATTCGGCCATTCCAAAGACGCCGCTGGAACGGCCGGCTGTCGATCACCGTGCCATCGGAATCGATGTCCCACTCCAGAAAATCCTGTCCGCAGTCCTGGAACCGGATCGTGCGAACGCGCTGCTTGCGGACGGCGCTCATGGCCGCGCCCTCAGCGCCACCACCACCCCACGCGCCCCGGGCAGAAGCGCGCGCTCCCGGTCTCGGACGATGCGCGCGGCCAGCCGTGCCCGCGCCTGGCGCGCCGCCAGTCGCTGCTTCACGCGCAGCCCGGCAGCGAACCGACGGGCCACTGCATCCGGATCCGCATCCGGGTCACGGCTGGCCAGCAGCCTGTCCTGGTACAGCGCGAGCAAGCGGGCCGCGCGCTCGTCCTGGCGTAGGGGTTCGATCCCCGAGAAGGCATCCGCGCGAGTGACGACAGGCGGCAGCGGCAGCACGTCGGGCCAGCGGCTGCCCAGCGTCGCGGGGGCGGCCGGCAACACCGGGCACAGCAGCGCGTGCAGGACGTTCTGCAGCAGAGCGATCGGGGCGCTCATGGCGCGGTCTCCCCGGTCAAGTCGCGCCACGCCGCGATCAGGTGCGCCTCGGCGAGCGGCTCGGCCGCACCCGCCGCCATCAACCGCGCCAGCCGCAGGCACTTGGTTACACCGCGTAGGGCGCCAGCCTGCCCGCCGATGGCGCTCAGGCGCTTCAGTTCGCCGCTGCCTGTCACGCCGTATTCGGCCGCCAGCCGTGCAACGTCCTCGCGGCTCGCGCGCGGCAGCCGCAGGCGCCGGCCGATCCGGCTGAACAGCCGGTCCAGCCAGGCGGCGCGGGTGCCACCGGTCATGCGGGCGTACAGGATTTCATTTCCGAGCAGCGCGATCCCGATGCCAGTCGCGTCATGCACCGCGCGTAGCGCGTCCAGCGCCGGCACGGATAGGTGCTGCGCCTCGTCGACAATCAGCAGGCCGCCGGTACCGCGGACGCGGGCGACGATCTCGCGCTGCATCCGCGCCCCGCCACCCGGCAGCTCGCGCATGCCGAGCGCAAGGCAAACCTCTTCCAGTGCCGGCGTGACACCTGCCGTCGCCGGGCTCATGGTCGCGATCCACACCGACGGGTAGCGGCGCTGGTACTCGCGTGCCGCGGTGCTCTTGCCCACGCCCGCGCCGCCGTAGATCACGGCGATATCCTCGGCCATCTGCGCGTAGCCCAGCGCGTCCAGCACGCGGCCGGCGGTCGGCGTTTCCACCCAGACCGGCGCCGCCGGCATCTGCGGCTGCGCCTCCCGCTCGCGCAGGCCCAACAGCCACTGCCCCAGCTTGAGCGCCAGCCGGCGCGGATCGGCGGCGTAGTTACCGCCGAGCAGCTGCGTCAGGCTGGACGAGGACACGCCCGCCTCGCGGGCCACCTGCGCCTGCGACAGCCCACGCCGCTCGATCTCGTCCCGCACCTGAACCAGCGTCTCCTCGGTGCCTACATCGGTTTTCAGTGCCACCACTGTGTTGCTCATGCTCATAACTACCTCTCTGTTGAGCCCCGCCCGGGGCAGGAAGGTCCTACTCGTCCACCACCCGCAGCCGCTCGCGCGGCCGCATCCACTCGCGCACCACCGCATCGGCGGCGCTCACGTAATCGCCGGTGCCAGTCGCCTGCAGCGCCTCGCCCTGGGCCATGCGGCGCGGTTCCGGCATCAGCCGCACCGCGCCCGGCGCAGGCGTCGGCGCATCGCCGACGCTGGGCAACATCGCGGCGGCCTCGGCGACACTCATCTGCAACTCGGCTTCGCGTAGCGCTTGCGCGGCCTTAAGGCGGCGCTTGTTATTCCGGTTGTGCGTCTTGGCGGTTTCGGCATCATCGAATCGCGCGACCGTGCGCTCGGCCTCGCCGATCAGCTCGCCGGACAGGCTGTACACAGCCACCGGCCGCTCCAGGTGCTCGGGGTCAAACCTGGCGGCCACCTTCTGCCCGATAAAGCCGGGCAGCGCATCGCACCAGTAAAGGTTCCCGCCGATAGCGACGTGGCCGCTCTGGCGGACCTTTATGCCTTCGACTGCGAGCAGCCACAGGCGCCGCTGCTCGGTCGTCGGCCGGCGGATCACTGCCTGGGCAAACGCCGCGTTGAACGTCTCGTCAAAACTCCGCCCGCGCGCGGTCTCGGTACGCCGGCCAGTGCGGGCGTTGTGCTCGCGGATGCCGTCCGCAACGATGGCGTGAAAATCAGCCCAGTCCAGCACCCGGTCGCCGTAGTTATGCGGCTTGCTGACCGTGTTGCTGCCGGTGTAGGCGCCGCTGCACTTCGGATGCCGCGATACCCCTTCGCAGAGGTCGCGCCAGGCGCGTTCGATCGGCTTGGACTGGCCGTGGTAGGGCGTGGTCCAATGCGCCTCGGTGCCCAGCAGCCCGAACAGGCCGATCGGGTCGTCCTCGCGGACGGTAAACCGATAGCGGAAATCGCTACCACCGGTCAGCCACTTGTTGGCGAACTCGCGGCCGTTGTCGAGGTAGGCGTGGCTGGGGACACCGTAGGAGTCGATCATGTCGCCAAACGACAGCCGCACCAGATGCTGGTTGAGGGTCATGCCCAGGCGCCAGGACAACACCTGGCCGCTGAACAGGTCTTGCCAGGCCACCAGCACCGGCCGGCCGGTCTCGCCGGTCGGCAACCGAACCATCACATCGAAATAATGGCCATCGGCATTCACCGCCTCCAGCGGCGCCAGATGGCCCCGGGTGCGAGTGACATGCGGCAGCCTGCGTAGCAGCGCGTCCTTGCCCTCGCGGCACAGGGCCACCAATTGCCAGGGCAGCGCCTCCAAGCGACGCTCGACGGTCTTCAGCGACGGCACCAGCCAGCCGTGGTTCGCCGCAACCTGTTGCAGGCGCCGGTAGCACGCCGAAGCCGATGGCTGCTCGGCCCGCAACCAGTCGGCCTTGATGAACAGCCAGGCGTCCGGGCTGATCTCGGCGTGTGCCTCGCGGCCGCTGTAGCGCGGCGCCAGCAACGGCGCGTAATCGCCCGGGTGAGCGCGATCAACGCCCGGCAGCCGCACATCGCCATACCACCAGCGCGTCAGCGTCGGTGCCGGCACGCTCTCGGCCTGTGCCACCTGCGCAATCGCCGCGCCCTTTCGCAGCCCGGCATCCAGCAGATGGCGCACCTTCAGGCAGATTGCCGACCGCCGCCGGCCTTCCGCCTGGATGCTCTCCGGGCGGCTGGCCAGCCAGTTCCACAGGGATTCGCGGGCCTGCGCCACCTGCGTGGCGGCATCGCTCAGCGCGGAATCAGCCGCAGCGGCGCGATCACCTCTTGCGCCTCGTTCCAATGCCGCTGGCAAACGCCCCGCCCGTTCGCCAGCCGGTACGCCACCGGCAGCCGGCAGCGTGCCCCGCGCCGGGTGGTCGCCTCGCAGCGGGTTGGACCGCAGCAGAATGATATTGGATTGGGTTGCTGGGATGTTTTCATGGGTCGTTCCTGCCGTATTTGAGCCGCCGCGCAGTAACCACTGCGCCACCACAATTTCCCGCACTACCTGCGGCAGGCTGGGAATATGGATTTCGTAGCCTTTGCCTCGAACTTTGGTTCGAGACGCAACCAAATTTTTTTCCAGCCAGAGGCGCACACCGCGATCCGTTCCAGGCACCCCGGGCACACGGAGTGCGGCCAACTGTTGGGGCGTAATCCAATCCATGCCGGTTACCCAATCGTCAGGTGTGGTTGGGGGTTGCTACCCTTGGCGGCGACGCGGGCAGCGTCATCCACCACCAAAGGAGCAACCCCCATGAACGAATTGCCATATACGCCAGCCGACGAAAAGGCACTGGCGCTGCTATACGCATACCAGGCGCTGGTCAAGGCATTGGCGGAATCCGGTGCGCTGCGCATGGATGATCTCTTCAGGGAGTTGTCCGGCGCGCAAGGCGCCGCACAACACGCTGGAGAAACCGGTGCAGCCAGTTTGCTCGGCGCGCTCGCAGAGCAGATGCAGGGACTCGGGTAGCCCACCCTGCGGGCGGCGTGTGGGTGCACCAATCGAATCGCTCACGCATCACGCCGCCTCCCGCTGGTTCAAGGTCTTCTTTAGGTCGAGGATCACCTGGCGACCTATCCCGCCGTGCGGCCGATCCGGCCGCTGGCCCCAGTCGTACACCACCCGCCGCACTGTCACCGGTAGGTAGCCGTGCGCCACCGCCCAGGCCGCCAGCGAGCGATAGCCCCGCAGCATCACCTGCGCCCGCACTGTGTTCATATCCCCGATCGTCTGCATAGGTTCTGTCCGCGTGGCATCATGGCTAACGTTAGACGCCACTCTAGCACTCTGAAGTTCGATGTCAACACTTTAGTTCGAGCCTGTATCTCTGTTCCGATTCGCAGGTTGTGAGGAGGTCGCTGCCATGCCGGATAAACGAGTGTCCGATCAATCGGTTGCATACGCATCGGAACGCCTGACGGAATCGGAACACCAGTTCCGATTCGAGGCGGGCAAATCGGAACTGCGAGATCGCGTCCGCGAGGTCATAGGCGACGAACCCGTCGCCGCGTTCGCCCGCAAGTGTGGGTTCAGCGAGACCTTGGTGCGGAAGTATCTGCGTGGTTCGCTGCCGTCATCTGAGAACCTGACGACAATCGCGCGTGTAGCTGGAGTGACTATCGACTGGTTGGCCACCGGCAAGGGCATCCGCACGCGGGCTGAGCTGGTGGCTTTGCAGCGCATACGCGGTGCGGACGGGCTTTTGCCGGCCGAGCACCCCCACGCCAGACGCTGGGCAAAGCTAATCGAACTAGTCGAGCAGATCGACGACCCTGAGCGGCGCGATGCAATGGTCGCCGACCTTTTTGCGCGCGCTCAAGAGGCCTCAGACATAGCCGCGCTGCGCAAGACGGTCGCGGAACTCCGCGCCGCCGCAAAGGGGGCCTGACCCCGCCTCAAACGCTCTCAAACGCCGCCTTGCTCGGCTCTTGTTCTTCTCATCTCATGTGTCGCATTTAGCCCGTTTCGGCCCACGACAGCGTTTCTCTATCAAATCGTCCTACCTGCCAAATCGCCCGCAAACCCTCGCCAAATAACGCTTTTTCGCGTTTCTTCTCGGATCTTCTCTTTTCTCAGATCAAGTGTCTGCGCACAACCAGGACGAAATGCCCGCCATGCTCGCCCAAGCCCAGGCGATCGCACGCAGC